AGATGATCCTTCATTTAAGAGTAAAAACAATCTAACAAATGTCGATAACAACGAAGTTCTTAAGCTCCAAGAAGGTAAAACAATACAACAACTTGACACATATCCTCGTAATTTAGCTGTATTTAATGATTCTATTGAGAGGTGGTTTCAACACGCACAGTTATTAGGTGCTGGACCAGACCCATTATTGGGCGAAACTCCGACATCAGGAACTCCATTTAAGCTATATGAGGCGCAACAAATAGAGGGCAAGGGTATTCATAAATATAGACAAGGACAATTAGCAGTGTTTATGGATGAGATTTATAGAGATTGGATATTACCACATTTAGCCAAAGAGATAACAAAAGAACAAGTGTTTATGTCTGAATTATCTGCTGATGAGATGCAAGAAGTAGTAGATAAGGTTGTTGTTAAGAAAACAAATGATTTTAAAAAGAGAATGATATTAGGATTACAAGAAGTAAATGAAGAATTGGTTGAAGATTACAAAATACAAGTAAAAGAAGATTTTATAAAGAAAGGAAATAATCGATTTTTTAAGATTTTAAAAGACGAAATGAAAAACGCACCTTTATCAGTGAAAACCAATATTGCAGGAAAACAAAAGAACCTAGCTCTACTCACAGATAAGCTAGTAAATGTATTACGTCAATATATAGCAACACCACAAATCAGACAAGACCCAGAAATGAATAAGTTATTAAATACCATTTTAGAAGCAAGTGGCTTATCATCAATTACATTTAGTCCAACGCCAACGCCAATACAAGCACCAATGCAACCAAGTACTGCTACCCAACCCTTACAACAATTAGGACAAACCCAACAACCACAACCATGAATAAAGGATATAAACTTTCAGAAAAAACTAAAAAGAAAATGAGCTTAAGTCGTAAAGGCAAACCGAGTAATGTTTTAGGAAAGCACTGGAAATTATCAGATGAAGCAAAAAAAAATATTAGTAAAGGACATAAGGGTATAAATACTTGGATGAAGGGAAAAAAGTTTAGTAAAGAAACTTGTGAAAAAATAAGTGAAAGACAAAGAGGTAAACCTTCTGGTATGTTAGGAAAAAAGCATTCTAATAAAACTAAAGAGAAAATGAGTGAAAGTCATAGGGGTAAAAAAGCATATAATTGGAAAGGTGGATATGAAAATACATTAATGTTAAATAGAAAAAGACGAGTGCTAAAAATGGGAAATGGTGGTTCACATACATTAAAAGAATGGGAAGATTTAAAGAAAAAATATAATTATATGTGCTTTTGTTGTAAGAAATTTGAACCAGAAATTAAATTAACAGAGGACCATATAATTCCTTTGTCTAGAGGCGGGTCTGATAATATAGAAAATATACAACCATTATGTAGAAGCTGTAATAGTAAGAAATTTAATAAAATTTATGCCTAATAAACTTTTAGAAGAAAAACTACAAGCTCTAGCAGAAAATGAATTAGTATTAGATACAATTCATTGGGTTTTTAATCAAAGAATAGAACAAGAAAAACCAAATATAGAAAAAGATGATGATAATTTCTTATTAGGAGAAAAATATAGAGCTTATGAGAAGGCAAAGAACATATTGGAAAAAGTCATAACAGATATTCAATCATATAAAGATAATAAATTAAAAACTAACAGCTTTAATAAAAGCAAATAAACTTATGAAAAAAGCATTTATTATATTAGTAATTTTGCTAATAGCATTTACAAGTTATCTTGTAATTAAAGGTCGGAATGAGTTGAGTAGTAGTTATACAAGTGAAATAACATTAATAGGGGCTTCTACAAATCTGAAATCATTGCCATATATTACTGTATTTGCCAATTCAACAACTACTGATAGTGGTAGTTCCATACACATGCTTGATGGTGGTTCAACACTAACTCAAAGAATTTATACTAAAGAAACTAATCTTGTTTTACTTAATATTCAGGCAAAAGGCGATACAGCAACTTCTACTTTATATGTTAGACAAATGGGTTCTTCTAATGGAACAAATTTCTTTGATGTTGGAACAACTACTGTGGATTATATGAGTCCTAATATGGGATTAAGAACTCCAACTACAACTGTTATTGGACAAATGCCAGTAGGTTTTCAGTTTGATCCAGGTACAGCCACAACAACTGGTAAAAGTTTCCCATTTGTAACAAGTGGTTATGATTGGACTAGATTTATTATTTATGCTGATGATTTATCAACTGATCCTACTGATGGTGTTCAAGCATGGATAACAGCAGTAAAAGTCGAAGAATTTTAAATAAATTAATAATTAAAAAAATCTTATGTTAACAGAAAATAAACAAGTAAAGATGCCTTCTTTAGCTGATAAAATTTTAGCTAAAGAGGCAGACAAATTAAAAAAAGAAAAAAAGAAGGAGGAGGTAGTCGAACCTCTAAAAAAAGTAAAAAAAACTAAGAAAGTAAAAAAGTATGAAAAAAAGAAAAAATAATGGAATATTTTACGTAGTTATTTCATTACTTGCTGTTTTAGGTATTGGTGGTATTTTATATGCTTACACAGTATCTAATAATGTTAATGTGGAGGGTGATTATAACTACTATGAAGCAGAGGGGCAACTGGTAGACGAAATTGAATTGGGAGGTACGATTGGTTCAGATATTTATCATGATGTTATTTTTCACGGAGAAACACAATTAGCTGATGCTAAAGCTAATATTACAATTCCTGTTTCAATACAACCAACAACAACTGCTACTGTTTTAAGAAATGTTGGTGGATTATATGAGAATATTGATGATGCTATGTTGTGTGAAAATCCTCGTTATTATCAATGGGATGATATAGGTGGATTTGCTATAAATATGGGCGTTGGTACAACTACTAATAAAGATGGTGATTATTTGACAGCTACTACATCAAGAACAATTATGCCAGCTTTTGCTATTGGAACATCAAGTGAAGATTTTGGATGGGATTTATATGGTGGAATAAACACAACAACAGACGCTAAGGGTGATGCTTTTGGAAATGGTACATATTATGAAGGTACTGGTAAAGCTTCATCTACACCATTTTTATTTGCTAAGAATGATATTATTGTAATTGATTTTGATCTTGAAGGTGCAACATCAACACAGAGCTTTACAAACGGAGAAGGTGCAACAGATAGAACCATTGGTGCATTTTATTTAGATTGTATTGACGCTGGTGATGATTTAGATTAAAAAACATAAAAGTTTTAAAAATAAATTTGGGAATAAACCCTTTAATAAATTAATTAATGACAAAACCATTATGGAAAATGAAAAACAACCTGAAGAAAATCAGGACAAAAATCAAGAGAATGAAGGGCAACAGATTAAAAGATTAAGAAAAGAAAGAGATACTTATAAAGCCCAGAAAGCTCATTGGAAGAAAAAAGCTGAAGCTAAGGTTGAAGAAAAACCTAAAGCCAAAGCTAAGGAAGAAAAATCAAACGAACCAGATTATGCTAAATTAGCGTTTTTAAAAGGGGAAAAAGTAGACAATTCCGATGATATAAAATTAGTTTTAGATGAGGCTGAACGTCTTAAACTTCCTTTAACTGATATTTTAAACATGAAACATATTAAAAGTCAATTAAAGGATAATAAAGACCAAAGAGAAGCTGAAGGTGGTTCTCCTAAAGGTAAAGGTAAATCAGGTGGTAGTGCTTCAAGCGAGGTAGATTATTGGATAGATAAAAAAAATCCAGACGGGACTTACAAAACACCTGAAGATCAAGAACTTGCTGGAAAAGTTATCAACGCTAGAATAAAGAAAGAAGAAAGTAAAAACATGTTTTCAGAAGAATTATTTACTGGATAATCTGGTGTAGTCGTCGTTTGATTCACATAAACTAATCAGATATAAATTTTATGGCTATTTCTATTTGGAACAAATATGATTATGTGAAAAAGATGAGAGAACGACTTGCTACTCCTACTACATGGAAGGACGTAATGAAGGTTATTTATAGCAATCAACGTGCTATTATTGGTGGCTATGCAAGTACAGAACCAGCATATGCGGGCGGTACTCGTGGAACAGCTTATGCTTATTCACAGTTCACATTAACAGCTGAAACATTGACTATTAGTTTAATCCAACAATTAGCTATTTTTATTGATGAAGCTGATAGATACCAACAGACCTATTTGAATCAAATGAGTATTGCTGAATATCATGGTGATAAAGCAATAGAAAAAATGGAATCATTAGTATTAGCACAACATACTAATTGGAAAGATTTTGGTGTAACCGATCTTGCAGATACTGATGATGATGATACTTCACAAATTACAGTTAGTGCTGCTAATATTGATGATATAATTCGTGCAATTAAACGAAAACTATACGAAAATAATGGTGTTGATAGAGCAGTTAAACATGGCATCTTTATTGTTTGGCGTGCTCCTGACTTTGAATTGTTAGAAGCATTTGTACAAGCTAATGGTTTCAGAGAAGCTGACATTGCGTTAAAGAGTGGTATCCCAGTTTCTAAGGCGTTTAGATACATGGGTGTTGACCACTACTTATCAAACTCTCATACAGCTAATCATGTATTCGCAGGTATTAAGAAACAAGGTGAACTTGGTATTTTAACTGGCACATGGGGCAAAGTTAAGTTTATTGAAGATCCTCCAATTTCAGTGACCACAAATGCTCCTGCATCTGGTCTTGGCATTGTAAGTAGGATTGACTATGGCTTTGACTGGCCTGCCCAGTTGAGTGAGTTCTTTATTGATGTGAATGTCGCTTGATTTGGCTAAAGTTAGCTAAAAAAGTTATTGTTTTGACAATTAAATACGGTAATGCTAATATAATAGTATTACTAACTAATTGTTCCTATCGGATAAGCAAGTGGAACCGCTATATCCGATAAGGTTCCACAACAATATGTCATTTAAAAAAGGTTATATTCCTTGGAATAAAGGAAAAAATTTAGGAGGACAAATTGAATATATTTGTAAATATTGTGGGAAAAAATTTGTAACAAGAAGAAGAAATGGAAGAACGATAAAGTATTGTTCTCATGAATGTTATGCAAAAGATATGGTTGGAAGTATAAATTTAAAGACAAGAGGGAAAAAACATCATTTCTGGAAAGGAGAAAAAGCTGCCTATTCATCAATTCATGATTGGATAAGAGCAAAAAAAGGCAATGCAAATGAATACAAGTGTTTGCATTGTGATAAACAGGCAAAAGATTGGGCAAATGTTGACCATTTATGTAGTAGAAATTTAGAAGATTATTTGCCATTATGTAGAAAATGTCATATAGAATATGACAAAAAATAATAATTATCAACACTATGGAAGATAAAAGTAAAAAACTAAAGATATGTTGTGGACTTCCCACAAATAGAAAAGTTAAACCAAAAACTGCTCAATCATTATTAGATTTAGTGGCTAATTCAAAATACGATTATAAGATTATTGTAAGTACTCGTGGTTATAATACTTCAGAAAATCGCAATTATATAGCGGCACAAGCAGTAAATAGTAATTGCGATTATTTATTTTTTATAGATGATGATATGATATTTCCACCAGATACTTTAGATGAATTGTTGTTATGTGATAAGGATATAGTAGGTGGGGTTTATATGACCAAATATGAGGTTCAGAAGCCCGTAGTAGAGTTTTTTGATGATAAACGACCAGATGGACTATTTAAGGTAAAAGCCATAGGAACGGGCTGTATGTTGATTAAGTGTGATGTATTTAAAAAATTACCACAACCATGGTTTAAATATATTTGGAATAAAAATGGTTCAATTAAAATAAGTCATGATTGGATATTTTGTGAAGATGCAAGAAATGCTGGAATTGAAGTATGGGCTAATAATACTTTAGAAATTAAGCATATTGGCTTGCGGGAATATTGAGTATTTGGATAAGATTGTGTGTTAGATGTCATTTTTATAAAGATAAAAAATAAGTAAAAAGGATTATGAATATTAGTATAGCATTACCAACAAATAGAGGATTTCAACCAGAAACATTACAGTGTTTGTTACAACTTGTTGCACATGGTGGTTATGATTTTAATATTATAGTAGCTTCTGAAGGTTACACCATCGCTGAAAATAGAACTTATTTAACTGTTCAGGCACTTAAAAGCAAATCAGATTATTTGCTTTTTATAGACGATGATATGACTTTTGAACCAGATTTGTTAGATATTTTAATTGCAAATAAAAAGGAAATTGTTGGAACAGCATATCATTCAAGAGGTAATGTTGATACAATGCCTAAATATCTTGCTGGTAAAATTGTATCTACCGCTGAAGTAGCACCTAAAGAATATATTGATTTAGATAATAATGATGATCCAAAATATAAAGATACTTTTGAATGTTTTGCTGCTGGAACAGGAATAATGCTTATTAAGTGTGATGTTTTTAATAAAGTTCCTAGACCTTGGTTTAAGTTTATATTTCACGACACAGGACAGGTTAAGTTGGGTGAAGATTGGTTTTTCTGTCGTGAAGCCAAGAAGGTGGGATATAAAATTTATACAGACCCTAAGCCTAAAGTTGGGCATCTTGGTTCTATAATTTACTAAATATATGAAATATATTACTAAAGCAAGATGGGGAAAAAATAATGGAAGTTGGAAAGGGGGAAAGGTTAGTTTAATTTGTAAGATTTGTAAAAAAGAATTTGAAGTTCCACCTTATAGGAAACAAACGGCAAAATATTGTTCAGCAAATTGTAGGAATAATTCCCCAGCAAATAAAATATCTTGGAATCAGGGATTTAAAAAACTAAACATAAGTTATATTGGTTTGCATAAATGGATCAGAGAACAAAAGGGTAAACCAACAAAATGTGAACATTGTGGTAAAGATGGATTAACTGGTCGTCAGATACATTGGGCAAATAAAGATCACACTTATAAAAGAAATTTAATTGATTGGATAAGACTTTGTAGGCATTGTCATAATAAATATGATTTAATAAATAATTTAAAATAAACACATGAAATTCTACGATAAAATTACAAAAAATACTTTAAATGACGAAATTAATAGAATATGTGGAGTTACTGATGAGGTGTATTCACTTAGGGACAAGATTGCTAGAGTTAATCAAGCACTAGATAAATATTGGTATTTAGCTTCACAATCTGCCCCTAGAGGGAATTTTGATGATGTTAATCATACTTCTGTACCAGTAGAAACACAAAGCTTGGTAGCTGGTACTAATGCTTATAAAATATCATCTTTTACAAATGAAGTTTTAGAAATTCTAAAAGTGTCGGCTTTAGATGAAGATGCTAAAGAAATGGATTTATATAGAGAAGAATTTGAACACCTTGATGATTTTGTAGAACTTTATACAACTGATACTGGGGATAGGGGAACACCACAATATTGGACTAAAATGGGAGATTACATTTATATTAGACCTGCTCCAGATTATGCAGAAACAAACGGATTAAGATGTTATGCAAAT